CTACAGAAGTTACAACTGAAGAAGTTGTAGAAGTTACAGAAGAAAAAGTTGCTCGTGAGATCACAGTTGACGTTACTGAAGACGTTGCTGCTCTTACTAATGGTGAAGACCTTTCCGAGGAATTCAAAACCAAAGCTGCTACAATCTTCGAAGCTGCAGTTATTACTCGTGTAAAAGCCGAAGTAACTAAACTGCAAGAAGAGTTTGATAATCAGCTTGCTGAGCAAGTTGAAGAAATCAAAGAGGGGTTAGTTGAAAAAGTTGATGGATACCTTAACTACGTAGTTGAGCAGTGGATTGCACAGAATGAGATTGCCCTTGAATCTGGTATGAAGTCTGAAATTCTTGAGAGTTTCGTTCAGGGACTTAAAGGTGTGTTTGAAGAGCACTACATTGATGTTCCAGAAGAAAAGTTTGATGTACTTGGCGACATGCAAGAGAAACTTGAACAACTTGAATCAAAGTTGGACGAGACTGTTGCAACTAATGTTGACCTAACAAAGCAAATCAATGAACAAAAGCGTATCGCTTCTGTAATGGATGCTGCTGATGGTCTTGCTGATACTGATGTAGAAAAGTTCAAAGGTCTTGCTGAAGAACTTAGCTACGAAGATGCAGATTCTTTCAAGAAGAAACTCCAGACAATTCGTGAAAATTACTTTACTAACAAATCAACTACATTAGTTGAATCCGTAGTTACTGATTCTCCAGTTATCACTGAAGAATACAAAGCTGTTGATCCAACAATGAAGTCTTATTTGTCCGTTCTGAACTCCATTAAAAAATAATCTAAAAGGATTTAAAAATGACAACTCGTCAACAATTAATCGAAAAATGGTCACCGATCCTCAATCATGAGGGTGTGTCTCCGATCAAAGATAACTATCGTAAAGAAGTTACAGCTGTTCTCCTAGAGAACACAGAACGTGCATTGCGTGAAGAAAAATCCGCATTGTTCGAAGCATCTCCTACAAATGGCGTCGGTACTGGTATCGGCACTTTGGGCGGTGGCGCTGCTGGTGATGGTACTGGTGTTACTGGTTTTGACCCAGTATTGATCAGCTTGGTTCGTCGTTCTGCTCCACAGATGATCGCTTATGACATCTGCGGTGTTCAGCCAATGACACAACCTACAGGTTTGATCTTTGCAATGAAGAGCCGTTACGCTACTCAAACTGGTACTGAAGCATTGTTCAACGAAGCTGATACAGACCATGCTGGTGCTGCATCTCCTGCGCATGCTGGTGCTAACCCATACGCTGGTACTTATACTACTGGTGTTGGCCAAGGCACTGCTGCTGCTGAATCTGGCGATCGTTTCAACGAAATGGCATTCTCAATCGAGAAGACCAGCGTTGTTGCTAAGTCTCGTCAGTTGAAAGCTGAATACTCAATCGAACTTGCACAAGACTTGAAATCAGTTCATGGTCTTGATGCTGAAGGCGAATTGAGCAACATTCTGTCCACAGAAATTTTGGCTGAAATCAATCGCGAAGTTATTCGTACAATCTACACCTCTGCTAAAGTTGGTGCACAACAAGGTACTGCTACTGCTGGTACTTTTGACTTGGACGTTGACTCTAATGGTCGTTGGTCTGTTGAGAAATTCAAAGGTCTCTTGTTCCAAATCGAACGTGAAGCAAATGCTATCGCTCAAGCAACTCGTCGTGGCAAGGGTAACTTCATTGTTTGCTCAAGCGACGTAGCTTCTGCATTGGCAATGGCTGGTGTTCTTGACTATGCTCCTGCATTGTCTACTAGCTTGAATGTTGATGAATCTTCAACAGTGTTTGCTGGTGTGTTGAATGGTCGTTACAAAGTGTATGTTGATCCATATACCGTTGCTAACGCTTCAGCTGGTACTGGTCAACAGTTCTTCATGGCTGGTTACAAAGGCACTTCCGCTTTTGACGCTGGTGTGTTCTACTGCCCATACGTTCCACTTCAGTTGGTTCGTGCAGTTGACCCATCTACTTTCCAACCAAAGATTGGTTTCAAGACTCGCTACGGCATGGTCGCAAACCCATTCACTTCGTTGGATGCTGCTGGTGATGGCTTGACTTCAGGCAACAACTACTACTACCGTAAAGTTAAGGTTAACAACTTGATGTAATCGAGTTTTAAACCTACGCAAGATAGGTACTTTAAAAAGGAGACTTC